ACCGCCTCCGCGTGAATCTCAGGCACACGGCACATGAATTTATGGCGGCTGTCTCTCGCGGCCGCGCTCGAGAGTATGCCCTGTATGGCCCCCGAGGCGAAGGCAAGACCGTGGCGATCCTGACGGCCATGGTCGGCCATGCCGGGGAGCACAAGGCGGCAGGGTACGAGCTCCCGGTGCGCTGGATCGGCGTCACGGATACCCTCACCAGCCACAAACTCAAGACGCTCCGGACCCTGGAACAGCCGTTTTGGGACAGCATGTGGAAAGTCCACGACGGCGGGAAGCTCGCGGTAGCGATCGTGAATAAGCAGGAAGTGGTCAAGATGGACCTCTTTGGAATTGAGGACTTAGGGGCCATGGATCGCGTCCGGATGGAAACGGTCGGGATATGGTTCGAGGAGCCGGCCCCGGCTGCGCTGATGGTCCAATCCTCCGGGGTGAGCGAAACGGCCTGGGACATAGCCCTGACCTCGCAACGGATGCCCACCCATTGTTATCCCGCCTTGATGAGCCTCAACTATCCCGACGAAGATCATTGGACCTGGACCCGCTTTAATCCCCCGACGCTCGAGAAAGACAACACGGAGCGGATCGGCTTCCATGCCGACGATCCGACCCGTATGTGGTTCCAGATCCCTCCGGGTGAGCGAGCGAGTGAGAAGGAGCGGGCGGCGTGGGAACATGCCCTCAGAGAGCGTCCTGACCTCCTACGGAGGCTGTTAGAGGGCAAGCCGGGAGTCGTGATCCTTGGTCAGCAGGTCGCGGATGGCTTCCGCGAGGATGTGCATGTTTCCCGTGAAACACTCCGGGCGGCAGAGGGGGAACCGCTTTTTATCGGGCAGGATTTCGGGCATACGCCGGCCACGACCATCGGCCAAGCGTGGCGCGGGTTTATCCGTGTTCTCGCGGCCTTACCGTGCGAGCGGGGTGGCGTCAAACAGCATTTGGAGAACACCGTCCTCCCCTGGATCCACAGTCACGCGCCATGGGCCTTACGGACGGGCCGCACGATGATCCGGGGCTGCTATGACTCGGCGGGCGAGACAGGAGAGCAGACGGACATTGACCAAAACCCCATCGGCACGCTCGAGGCCATGTTGCCGGGGTTTTGGACCCCGGGGCCGATCAAGTGGGAGGCCCGACGCCATGCCCTGCTCTCGGTCTTTAACAAACACGCCTCCCCCGGCCAAGTGGCCCTGCAGCTTTGCCCTATTGGGGCGAAGCCCTTGACGAAGGCCCTTTCGGGCCGCTGGTACTATCCACAGGGCCGCGATGGGCGGGTCAGCCGGGATATGCCCAAAAAGCCGAACCATCCGTGGGAGGATCTCGGGGATTCGTTTATTTACTTTCTCGATCAGGTCCAACAACTGACCGCCCCGGTCCAAGAGGTCAAGGTCGAGAGCGCGTTTTCGCTAGACTAGGAGGCACGCATGGGAGCCAATCTCGGAGCCAATGTCATTAGGGGCATTGTCGAAAAGGCCGTTAAGGGGTCCCAAACGACAGACCAACCTCGACGGCGCAGAGTCAGCCTCGCGGAAATGGAGCGCGTCAGACAGCGCAACGGATCGCGCCAAACCTTCCTTGGGGGCATCCAACCCTTCGGCGGCGAGCGAAGGCGCGGAGGAGGGCTTTTCGGAGGAGCAGCGTCCACAGCAGCACAGCAAACTTTTGGAACATAGGAGGCTACGATGGGAGGACTTTTTGGTGGGGGAGCACCACCCCCGGTCGTTATTGGAGCACCGCCCAGGGCACCCAGGAGAGAGACAGCCGGGGTCCAACGCGCAGCCGCAGAGGCGACACGGCGACGACGGCGTGCGCGGGGCTTTCGCGCCACGATCCTGAGCCGGGACTTTATTGGGGAAACGCCCGAAGGACAGTTACAGCAAACGCTCGGCACTTAAAAGGGTACTCCTATGCCACCCACAGGACCGGAAATCGTCAAGCGGCTTGAAACGCTGAGAAACGAGCAATTTAACTTTATGGAGCGATGGGACCGGATGGCCCCGTTTATCGCGCCGTCCCGCGAGGGGATCCAAACCAAATTCACGCGGGGTGAGAAACAGGGTCGGGCTGTCTTTGATTCCTCGACCATGATGGCCGCAGAACTTTCGGCGCATTTCATCGCCGGCCACGTTATCAATCCGGGGCAACAATGGATGAACCTCCGGATGCGCCAAGCGGAATTTAATACCATAGACGCCGTGCGCGAGTGGCTTGAGGAAGTCCGAGATCGGATGCTCGCCCGTTTCGCCTCCTCGATGTTCTACGCAGAAGCCCCGGAGGCCCTGATTGATTATGTCGGGTTTGGCACGGCCAACATTCTCATAGAGGAGTTGCCGCAGCCGGTGAATGAAGTGATTGAGGGTTTCCGGGGGTTCCAGGTTGCGGCCGTGAAGATCGGGCGGTATGTCATCGCGGAAGGAGCCGATGGCATGGTGGACACGATGATGCGGGAGCACATCCTGACCGCACGGAATATGGAGGATCAATGGGGGCGAGAACGCCTGAGCGAAGCGGTCAGGAGCTCGTTGGCGAAGAACGAACAAGATAAGCAGTTTACGATTATCCATGCCATTCAACCGCGGCCGATCAAAGACCAAGGCCGCGGCGGGGCCCTCGGGTTTCCGTGGGCGTCAGTTTGGGTGGAGAAGGAAGCCAAGCACATGATCCGCGAAAGCGGTTTTACCAGCTTTCCGGGCGCGGTAGCGCGGTATCAGAAAACCCCCGGCGAAGTTTATGGGCGTGGGCGAGGGGACTTGGCTTTTGCCGATACTTGGACGTTGAACACGGCGAAGCGCATGGGCCTCGAGGATTGGGCATTAAAGATCCGGCCACCTGTCCTTTCTCGGCATGACTCCGTTATCGGAACGCTTCGCCTTACGCCAGGTGGTCCTATGTCCGTCAACACGCACGGCCAGCGGATTCAGGACGTCATCGCGCCGTTCGAGACAGGATCTCGCCCCGAAGTGTCGCAAATCAAGGAGGAGGAGCTTCGGCGGTCCATCCGGCAAATCTTTTTCGTGGATCAGATCCTCGCGCTCATGGAAATCCAGAAAACCGAAATGACCGCCTTCGAGTTTGCCAAAAAGATCGAGCTACTCTTTCGCTTGCTCGGCCCGGTCTATGGCCGAATGGAGTTTGAGTTCCTGCGCCGGATCATAGATATTTCCTTTGACATTCAACTTGCGGGTGGCGATTTACCACCACCACCACCGGAGATTTTCCAGAGCGACGGACAGATTGACGTCGAGTTTCAAAATCCGATCGCTAAAGCACAGCGAGCCGGTGACGTCGAGGCGATCATGCTGGCGGTTAACGACCTGAGCCCCCTCGCGCAGATATTCCCTGAGATATGGGATGGCTTCGACCCCGACAAACTCCGTAGCCACGTTTTCAGCGTCCGGGGCGTCCCGGCCAAGGTGTCGCGGAATGATGAGGAGATCGAGGCGGTGCGCGAGGCGCGTGTGAAACAGCAGCAGGAGCAGGAGCAGATTGAACAGGCACAGCAGGGCAGCGAGATCCTGAAAAATGTCGCGCCGGCCCTGAAAGCTACTCAGGCTCCATTGGGAGCACCAGGGGCGCGGGAAGGCGGTCGCTAATTTGTGAAACCATGGCTCGCTGAATGGTTCAAACAGAAATGGAGGCCGCAGAAAGAGGACGATATTAAGCAGGCGTATGTTGCGACCTTCTCGACGTTTCATGGGCGCATGGTGATCGAGCACTTGGTAACGAATGTCTATGCCACGATTTACGAGGGAAACAATGAAATCGAGGCGGCACACCATAATGGACTACGGGCCTGTGTGCATCAGATCCTCGAAAACATAGATCAGGGAGAGCATCCGGAGAAGTACAAGGTAAAGGTGGAACAAACCGATTTATTGGAGGGATTCCATGGGTAGCAACGAAGGTGATGTGTGGTACGAAGGTATCCCCACGACAGCGACCATAGACGTCGGGGGGCAGCAAGTGCCGTTGCGGGATCAGGCGTTTATCAAGGAATCGGCTGACCTAGAAGCCTTTGCGCGGCGGGCCCTAGATCAACACAGCGAGGTCGGCAGACGGATCCCGCTCAAGGTCGTGGGCGATGCGGAGCTTGCGAAGTGGAAAGCGGAGCAGTTGCCGAAGCTCTACGAGGCCGGGATCCTCGCCAAGCCGCCCGACACGGCCGCTGACTACGGCATAGCGAAGCCTGACGTCCTACCGGAAGGGATCGCCTGGAATGATGAAATGGCAACGAAGTTTGGGACGCTGCTCCACCAGCACGGCGCGAGCAAGGCCCTGGCAGATGGCTTGCTGAACCTGTACGGCGAGGCGTTATTCGGGACGCAGAAGGCACTTGAAACCAATTATGATGCCGCCCTCCAAGCCCTCAAGGCAGAGCACGCGGAGCACTTCGAGGAACGGAAAGAATTGGCGAAACGCCTGACCAAAGAGATATTCAAGTCGCCGGAGGAGGTCGCCTTTTTCGAGGAGCTCGGGCTAGGCGACCATCCCGGGTTCCTCTCGGTGATGATGCGGCTGGCCCCGCTTGCGGCGTCGGACAGCAGCTATCTCAAGGATGCGATCATCGCTCCGGCCGCAACCGGCGAGGACGTCAAATCCGAGTTGGGTAGGATCATGTCGGACAAGACGCACCCGATGCACGCTGGCTATCACCAACGGGATCCGGGCGTGATGAAGCATATCGAGGAAATGTATAAGAAGGCGTATCCTGGCACAACGGAGATTTAACCGTGGCGAGGCAGAGCCGATCACAGACGATTCTCAGGTCAATGTTGCGCGAGGTCCATGAGAACATCCCTTCGACCGTGCCCGCGAGTGTGAAGGGGAAACGGCGCACGGCGATGCTCACGGCGATCGCGTTTGCTAAGGCTCGCAAGGCCGGCGCACGATTGCCCAAAGCGTGAGGAGGTAATGACAAAACACAAAGGAGTGGACGTCAACCATCCGGCCATAGTACGCTCGATCAAGCAGATGCACAACGAGGGCAGATCCCGCGAGGACATTATCCGGCTCGTGGGGATGCCGGCAGAGGTCGTCCGGAAACACTCGGAGGCCGCTGACAAGGAGAAGGAAATAAATAAATAAATAAATAGTCCACCCGGACACCCTCCGTTGAGGAGGCCCGGTGAGGCGCAGCCTAAAGGCTGTCGTTTAGATCCGCGTCAAGGATCTAGGCGGGCCTCGCGTAAGCGAGACACCCCTCCGGGCGGTTGCGGTTCCCGCCGAAATGGCCGCAGCTTCGTCAACGCAGTTCTTAGCGGAGGTTCCTACCATGAGTATCACCGTTGACCAGGCTTGGGTGTATCGGTTTCACGATATGCTCAACCTGACCTACCAGCCTCGAGAACACGATCGCCCCGGAAATGGTCCACCGGGACGTCAGCGCGGCGATTGACTTCCACGAACGGCTTGGCAACGTCATCGCCAATGACGTGATCTCTCCGTTTGGTCAGACGAACATCCTCAACCCGGAGCACTCAAGGCGTTCAGCCACGCTCCAAAGCTCCGATGCGGCCGTGCTGATCTCGGACGAGAACACCTTGAGGAGCATGGTAAATCCCCAAAATGGATATACCAACACGATCGTCTTTGCCATGGGCCGTCGTGCCGATCTGCACATTATTCAAGCGGCGATCGGGTTGGCGACCACGGCAGCGGTGACAACCGGCAGCGGGGTAATCACCTTCGGGACGCAAGCCATGCTCGCAGCGCACATCATTGGTGGTGCAACGCCGATGGACCTGGCGCGGATCATCAATGCCGCTGAGTTGCTGAGTAAGGCGTCTGTGCCGGTCGGCCCAAGCGAGCGAATGTTCCTCTACTCTCCGGGCCAGCTTCGGGACATTCTCGCCATTACGCAAGCCTCGTCCTCTGACTTTACCCGGAACCAGATTCACGACCGGGGCACCATCAACGGCGTGATTTGGGAAGGGTTCACCTGGATCGAGATTGCGGATGTGGTATCTCCCAACTTGACCGTGCTGCAAAACATGCTGGCCCTGAACGTGGCTACCACGACCCGATCCTGCATCGCCATGCACAAGGCGTCTGTCGGCCTCTCGATCGCCCAGGAAACCACCACCAAGATCAACGAGCGGCCCGATCTCAACAACAGCATCCAAGTGCGAGCGGTTAAGAAGATGACCGCTGTGCGAGTGTGGGAGGGTGGCGTAGTCCAGGTGGACGCGCTAGAGAACTAAGGCCAGCTAACAGCAGATAGCCCGTAACTCTGAGGGCTACGAGGAGGCACCATGGGTGCGGTTACGAGGGATTCAGTCCTGTACTCGAACGTCTTTACCAACAGCTTCGTGTCCGATGCCAGGGATCGGGCCGGCCGTGCGGTGCCGTTGCCATTCGAGCACACGGTCGCGGTCGGTGGTGAGCTCATCGGCGACATTGTCAACTTGACCGAGCTTCCGTTTGGTTCGGAGGTCGTCGGCCTTGAGCTAATCACCGATGGCATCGCTTCGACCTTGGAGATCGGGGATGTT